ATCTAGCTTGGGAGAAGAAACATCGTTGTCGCGGGGCGTATTTACTATTCTATCCATCAGAGTTTCCCTTGGGCTTATCTGTTTAAATGGGTGTTTGCCTTAGCCTTAACCTCATGACTATTTATAAGAGTATTACCCTCCACCCAGCTGATCTTTGATAAGAAGAACATCAAAAGCCGCAGTGTATCTACCATTATTTGAACGAGTTAGAATTCTTACATCCAGATCTGATTTTGCAGGGACCGGTGATGGGATATCGAATCTATACAGATATGGTCCACCTGCACCCGAAACTTCAAATGCGTGGGCGATTCTGAAAACTCCTGTTCCAAATCGTCTGATATAGAACCCACCGGTGCCGTCTGCAGATGCTTGTGCGCTACAAACTCCCTGTGTAAGATAACCAGTATAACCATTCGGAACAGTATAAACTGCCATTAGCGTTTGACCAAAGCCCGCATTAATTTGGGCGACGATCGTTGCTCCCTTTAAAACATCAACAGCTCCCACATTTGTTGTAGAGTTGCCATCTACAATAAAGGCTCTGTTGATACGAGAATATGTTTTGGTGCTAGCATTACCAGTTGGATTAGTTAATACAATGGTCTCTTCTTGAAAGTCGAAGTTCGAATCAAGACCTTGAATTGTGACTTGCTTGTTAGCGTCAGATGTACTTGCTCGAGATATAGTAACAGTATCGGGAGTGTCCCATGCTGACCAAGGATATAGTGTGTCATTCACGTCCCATACAGTGCCGGTGGTGTTAGTACTCATTGCTGGCACAGCACCGAATTTATGATTGAACGATGTACCTTTTACGAGACCCCTTGCAATATTGAGTCTCATGTCATCCATTGGATAATAATTAGCCATAATTTATTATCCTACTATCCAATTTTTAAATCTCATTAGGGGTGAAGCAGATTCTTTAATACCCATCCCACTACGCACATGATTATAAAGCTCTTGACCATGCTCATGTGTTACATGTGAAGGCAACCCTGCTTTAAACGAATGATAATTGCCTTCTTGAGCGTGCTGTCTCATCTTAGACGCCGACATACCCTCTGCACCATCTGCATCAGGGTCTCTATGACCCGCAGAATGAATCTTAATAGACTTAAAGTGAAACTCACCATCAGGTTTATTATACTTGTCAACGAGCTTTTGATACTCCTCTGCACGAGTGAGTGCGATAGGCGAATGTCATGATCCGCATCATCAGCTTTAGCTTTATTAAGGACAGCATCCACCAGCTTCTGGTGACCAGTAGTTGGTGGGTTCATACGCCCAAAAGCGGTTACGATCTTTTTATCTTTAGCCATTTTCGGCCGCTCCTGGTTTAGGTCTATTAAAGTTAGCAGCTGAGAACTCTTTACGATCCACGAACTTGGTTGGACGGTTATTACGCACTACAACGAAGCCTTCTGGCTTAGCCTTTTTGCCTTCGATGTGGTGATCAAACTCAGCATTAGATGAAAGAGTATTCGTAAGAACATCCTTAGCCTTTTGCATAGTCTTATGAAGCTGTAGAGTGTTATGGAAGTGATGCTTATTATCCATCACATGCTGCATAGCACGTTGCATCTCTACAGTCTTAGCCTGCTTAGCTTTATCAGTCTTAACCTTATCAATACCCTTCTGGTGAGCATTTTTATAATGCTTCATGAAGCCTTCTACCGAAGGATCGGTACCATCACGTACAGTTGAATTGATATAAGTCTTAAGCGGAATACGGTGTGGTTCAATAGCATCATGACCTTCAGCAGGAATCTGTCTCGCTAGACGCTGCGCTTCCTTAATATGCGTATTGAAAGCTTTCTGATGATCTGGGTGATAGTTAATCTGAGACAGCTCATGCTCTGAGGAAATCAGATGCACATCTTTGTGATTCCCAAAGTGCGAAAGGTCAGGCGCATATTGAGCCTCCATATCTTCCAGATTATCACCCTTATATGCGGTATGAACAGCAACGCCAATCTTAGACGCCAAAGCAGCCTTGCCGTGAGGTGAAGACTTTTTAGCTGAATAGGTAATGGTATTAGGTGTGAACGAAACCTTATGGCCATGCTCTTGAACATCACCAGCGGTATGCATGATGTCTCCTTGGTATACGCCACGTGGTGGAACTACCTTAGGGAAATGCTTGAGGGCATGCTTAAGCTTTTCAACAAGACCGGGTGCATGACCATGGTTCTTTTCGATATCTTCTGGTGTATAATTCAGCTTAGGGTTCTTATTGAATGCAGACTTAGATGCAACAAAGAACTTACCTGTTTCAGGATGATGACCGAATACCACCGAAGGCGAACCATCATACTTCATCGTAATCTTAGTATCATTATTACGACCACGGAGCTTGCGGTGAACGTCAAGAAGGTTACTCATAGCATGGTCAACACCTTCTTTACCAGCGTTGATGATATGGTCTTCAGCATGCTCAAGATGCTTGAGCTTCTTCTCACCCTCTTCAGCCATTTCTCTGATAAAACTAGTAAATTTCTTCAAGGTTTCTTTTTCCATATCTTCTTATAGCCTCTTTTTGAAAAAAAGGCAACTGTTATTTCTTCCTACGAGAAGGAAATTGGTTAAACATTTTCTGATACTTCGAGAAGTTCAGAATCATCTGAGTGTGCCAAACCTGCTCTTCGTTATCTTCAGTAGTAACAGTCAGCACAGCGTTGGTCCAGATGTTACCGGTCATCTTAGCTGCCACAACAGGCTTGCCGATCTTCTGAATCATCTTCTCCATGAAATTACGGTATGCATCTTCTGCACCCTGTCTATTCATTTCGATATAACGATCGATCATAACCTGGTTAGGTTCACGGATATCTGGCTCACCCCTGCTGAGCATGCTCTTAGTTGACTTAGTAATAGAACGATACAGGTCACGTTTAGCTTGAGCAGTCTTATATTCAGAAGCACCCATTGTACGTGAATTAGGCGGTGGTGCAACCTTGTCCAGATCCATGCCGTGCTTCTTGAGTGTATCCAGCTTGTCGTTAACGAAATCCTTTGCACGCTTTACAGCCATTGCAATGTATTCGTTCATATGTGATTCGAAGATCTTGATAAGAGGAGCAGACGATGCTTTCTTACCTGCCATAACAGTAGCTGCTGCTTGCTTAGCTTCAGCGCGCTTCTGAGTTACCTTAACAACCTTACCTTTAAGATCCTTTAGATCAGCTGCAATTGGCTGCCAAGTCTTAATAACCTGGTTACCAGCTGTAATAACATCCTTATACTGAGGGCCCTTGATCTTAGCCAGAAGCTTAGCAGCTTTGTTAAGAGAAGCAAACGAATCCGAAGGCCATGAATAGTAAAAATCGTTGAGCTCTGGGGTCTTATCGCCAGCGCGGAAATGCTTAAGAACGAGCTCTTGCACGTGGCGTGTATCCCCACCAAAGACACGACGAGCTTGACCTCCAAGATCCTGATACTCAGGATTCAGAATCTCACCAGCCTTCTTATGCTTAGCAATAGCAGCTGTAATCTCACCTACGGTGGTCATACGTGCTTCATTAATAAATGAGCTGAATTTTTTCATCGAATCCTCTTAACCGAACCGTCATGATTAACGAACCAAGCTTCAAATACAACGTCTGGATATTCAGCTTGAAGTTCCAGAAACGCTTTAAGATTAGACATGGCATCGTCATAAAGACGAGTCTTAATGTAGTTCTTAGTATTTAGGTATTTACGAAACACTACTTTCTTAGCTTCAGCAGGTGAATCCATTCCTAGATTACCTGAGCGCTCAACGTGCATTGAATCAATTGGAAGTCCATGATCACGAAACGTCTGAAGAAACATGTCTTTATCATCAAAGTCAGCGCGTGCTGTAACGATGATAGCTTTTGAATGAGGGTTGCTTTTAGCTTTAACGATTGCTTTAGCTTTATTAATCATTTTACTGATCGGTGTAGACGTTCTACGAAACACTTCAGCAGACTTGAATTCACGAAAGTCGTACTCTTCACCAGGCTTGCGCTTGTAAGTATTAAACTCTTGGTTATCCAGCATCCGAACAACCCTACCATCTTTAACGACAGCGACTTTAGCCTTGGTATGAAACAGGGTCTCATCGATATCGAAGATCGTGAGGGTTCCTGTTCCGATGAATTCTTTAAAACGTTTCTTTATCATATCTTCTTATAGTTTCTTTTGAAAATAAATGCAACTACAATCTCTTCATTAAAATTCTTAAATAGCGGGGACC